CGTCGTATTAACAACAAGAAAGAGTGGGCGGGTATCTTTGAACATGCTCGTACCCCTCAGGAGTTCAAGGCTGCTGTTAATGCTAACAGTACTATCATCAAGCGCACTAAGGCGTTCACCTGCCCAGAGTGCGAGGGTTTAGGTAAGACATACAAGGTCAAGAAGGATGGCACCAAGTATGCTAAGCCCAACAAGTGTAAATAATGTGATTCACGCGGGTATGGCCTGAAAGAGACTAACCAGTTGGCTGGCCTAGGGTTTGGTGCGCCCAGCGCTACGTGGGTCAGTGCTAATGGGTTCAGCACAGGCAAGGACAACCTAGACATACTTGTGGCTACTGCAAAGAACAACAACATGCAGGACGCTATCAAGTTCCTAGAGTCCTACAAGCGGTTGAACGCCATTAGCTCCTACCTGTCTACCTTCGTGGAGGGCATTGACCTGTTCACCAAGGATGGTGACATGCTTCATGTTGGACTTACCCAGCACATCACTGCAACGGGTCGCTTCTCAGGGCGTAACCCTAACATGCAGAACATGCCCCGTGGTGGTACATTCCCTGTTAAGAAGGTGTTTGTGTCACGCTGGGAGGGTGGACAGATCATGGAGGCTGACTTTGCTCAGCTTGAGTTCCGTGCTGCTGCTTTCCTTGCACAGGACCCTGTAGCTATGCAGGAGATTGAGACAGGGTTTGACGTACACAGCTATACTGCAAAGGTTATCACTGATGCAGGACAGCCTACGTCACGCCAAGAGGCTAAGGCACACACGTTTGCACCTTTGTTTGGTGCTACCGGGTATGGCCGCAGTAAGGCAGAGGAGGCATACTACATCCACTTCACTGAGAAGTATGAGGGCATTGCAGCATGGCATAAGAGCCTAGCTGACGAGGCTATTCGCTTCCAGAAGATCACTAACGTGTCGGGCAGACAGTATGCCTTTCATGATGTTAAACGCAACAAGCGGGGTGGGGTGTCTCACTTCACTATGATCAAGAACTACCCAGTACAGGGTTTTGCTACAGGGGATGTTGTACCCATCATCCTAACAGTAATAGAACAGCGCCTAGAGGGATTACACTCCTGCTTGGTAAACTCTGTACACGACTCTTTTGTCATTGATGTACACCCAGACGAGACAGAACAGGTTGTACAGGTAATTCGTGACATGAATACAGAACTGAATGCGATTGTAGAGGAGACATACAATGTGAAGATGAACGTACCACTACTGCTAGAGGCAGGTCTTGGGCCAAGTTGGCTGCAGCAGACTGACATTGTTTAGCAATTAGCTGAGCAATTACTTGACACAATGCGTACCTGACGCTATAACTACACGTTCCTGAAACGCTTATCATAAAGGATAAACAGATGAGCAATGAACTGACAACACCACAAAACATGTCCCCTGCTGCACTAGCAGAAATGATGGGCATTAAGACAGACACTGGCAACAGTGGTCCACGCACTAGCCGCCTGACACAAATCCAGACCCCTATCAGGGCCATGGTTGAAGTGAACGGCAAGAAGATGAACATGGAAGCCCTGCCTGTTGGTACCTTTGCGCTGCGTGTCTCTGAGGATGAAACCGTATACAGTGATACTGTTACCATTCGTATGTTCCTGCACCGTGAGCAGTGGACCCGCTGGTTCTCAGACACAAAAGAAATGGGCAAGTCTGTACTAGCCACTGATCTCCGTAGTGACCTGCATGACAACATGGGTGGGTTTAACTTGGGTCGTCCCTCTGGTTATGTGCAAGACTTCAATGCCCTGCCAGACGCCACCAAGGACTTGATGCGTGCTGTTAAACGTACACGTGTCGTTATGGGCTTGGTTACCTTGGATAACCCCGTGAACGACTCTGGTGAGGCTGTCTCTGCATAGTACAAGGACATCCCGTTCATCTATGACGTGAAGAACACCAAGTCTATCAAGGCTTTGGATGCTGCTATCAAGTCGCTTGGCCGTAAGAACATGCTGCCTATCATGGGTAACATGATCCTCTCTGCTGAGACTGACACTCTGCCAAACGGTAATCTCTTTGCATATCTCAGTGCAACAGCAGGTTCCACTCTGGTAGAGCTTGGTGATATCGACTACGAGACACTGAATGGCTTCAATGATCTGGTTAGTGTGATCAACACAAAGATCATGGATGAGTACTACGAGAACCAAGACAAGAGCCTGTCCAATGAGGATGCAGCACTTGTAGGTTCTATCGTAGACGTGGAGGGCTAATCTGATGCACCCTGCCGAACTGAAAGTGTATGGCTTCTTTCAGAAGGCTGTTAAGGGTGAGTCTTCTTTCTCAGAGGAGGTGGCTGATAAGGTCGCCTCCGATGTGAAGGCTGGTTTGCTTAAGCAGTTTGATAGTGGCCCACGTGATGCATTTCGTATGCGTATGTCTAACATTGGCCGACCTAAGTGTCAGCTATGGATGGAGAAGAACCACCCAGAAGAGAAGACACCATTCCCACCACACTTCCTGATGAACATGATCTTGGGTGACATTGTTGAGGCAGTGTTCAAGGGTATCATGACAGAGGCTGGCATTGAGTACACAGACAATGATCGTGTAGAGCTTAAGTTGCCTGACGGTAAGGTTATCAAGGGCGAGTATGACATGCTCATGGATGGCCGTGTAGATGACGTTAAGTCTGCATCACCATGGTCCTACCAGAACAAGTTTACCTCTCTTGATGGTGTAGCTCAGGGGGATAGTTTTGGGTATGTACCACAGCTTGTAGGTTATGCAGAGGCGGCTGGCGTTGGTGTCGGTGGCTGGTGGGTAGTCAACAAGGCAAGCGGTGAGTTCAAGTATGTTGATGCATCTGAGGTAGACCGAGAGGCTGTACTGCAGGATATTCAGGACACTGTGAACTACATTGAGAACGACGAACCCTTTGAGCGCAGCTTTGAGCCTGTTGAGGAAACCTTCCGACGCAAGCCTACGGGTAATGTTGTACTTCCTAGTGGTTGTAAGTTCTGTAGCTACAAACAGAAGTGTCATCCCAATCTTGTGACACGTCCTAGCATCCCTAGCACTGCAAAGAACCCTCCTGAGGTAGACTATACGTTCATCGCAGAGGAGTATCTCTAGCATGAGACGCTACTACAAGGGTGACCATCGTAGTGGCCTAGAGGATGGCATAACAGAGTTCCTGAAAGACAAACAGGAAGAGGTGCGATACGAGAAGCTCAAGATTGAGTGGGAAGACTTAAAGTATCGCACCTACACGCCTGACTATGAACTCGACAATGGCATCTTCATTGAGGCTAAGGGGCGGTTCCTACCAGAGGATCGCAGGAAGCACTTGGAGATTAAGAAGCAGCACCCAGAGCTAGACATTCGCTTTGTGTTTAGCAATGCAAAGGCACCCCTCAACAAAGGTTCCAAGACACGGTACTTCGAGTGGTGTGAAAAGAACGGCTTCCTATGGTCCCACCGTGTTATCCCGCTAGAGTGGTTGCGGGAGGATGGCAAACCTGCTACTACAAAGAGGATCAAACTCAAAACAGAGAGACGAGATAAATGAGCACAAAGAAGACCTTTAGCGTCAACATGCGCATGGTTGTACAGGAAGAGGGTAACATCCTGTCAGCCTCTGCACACTGTCATGAGGAGGACATTGAGGACCTGATCAAGGATACCTTCTATGACATTGATGATGCAGAGGTGTATAGCATTGCAGTACGGGAGCTAGACCATGACTAACGGTGTACTGCCCGACAATGCAGAAGCACGTAAGGCTATCCCTATCTACACAGGCTTCGTCAAGTACTTCCCTAATGCTATTGCTGCTATTGCACACCACTCCCTGATTGGCGGTATGCAGCATGGCCAGACGCCTGACACTCTACACTGTGACAGAGAGAAGTCTACAGATGAGCTTGACGCCCTGATGCGTCACATTGTAGAGGAGGACTGGGTAGCTACTGCATGGAGAGCCTTAGCTAACCTAGAGAAACAACTTGAGAAGGAGAGAGACACATGATTACCCTACAGGACATGGAAGACTTGGGTGTAGACTACTACACTGCACCACCAGCACCTAAACCTGCTATGGCTATGGTTAAAGAGTTTAGCCGTATCATGGGACAGGCACCAGACGCAGACTTGTATGCTGGGCTTATCATGGAGGAGTACCTAGAGTGGGCCTACGAGATGGAGCACTTTACTGTAGAGCCTCAACTCAAAGAGCTAGCTGACATGCTGTACGTGATCTACGGCTACGCTAATGCTAAGGGGTGGGACTTAGATGAAGCCCTACAACGTGTACATGCTAACAATGTAGGACGTTGTGTTCAACCTGATGGTACAGTACAGCGTCGTGAGGATGGAAAGATTCTCAAGAACAAGGACTACCCCAAAGTTGATCTGAGTGATCTGGTATGAGCTACACTAACATAATCCCTGCTTG